GGTTGGAGAAATGTCTTGACAGGATTTTGGGGAGGGGAGTAGAATGCAGTTTCCGAGGGCTTGGCGCACGCCGGAGTGGAGCGACTGAGGCTGGGGGCGAAGGAGCCCAAGCGGACGGCCAAGAAGCCGCCGGACGGAGGCGGGCGGAGGTTAGGAGTATGTCTTGGAGGGGAGGGTGGTTGGGTGTCTGAGGTTGGGGAGTTGCTTGGCCCGGTTCCGAAGCGGAGGGGTAGGCCTCCTGGGGTGAAGGAGGCGGGGCCTCGGAAGCGGCGGTGGGGGCGGAAGGAGCGGAAGCCTCGGGTGAGTCGTGGTCGGATGACGTTGGAGGAGCGGCGGGAGCGGGCGGATCAGCGGAGGGCGGGGGTGAAGGGGCTGGAGACGTCCCCTTTGGTGCGTGAGGAGGTGGAGGTATTCGATGGGCGGGTGGAGAGCCTGCCGTCGCCGGTGGGGCCTGGGGTGCCGGAGGTGGCGGAGGATCAGCGGGTGCGGTTGGTGACGGCGCTGGAGCGGCATGGGGTGGATGAGGAGATGCTGGTTCGGGTGTGCCGGGACGCGACGGGGGCGACGATGACGCGGCGGGCGAGTGGTCCGGAGGGGACGTACTATGAGGAGGTTCCGGATCATTCGGTGATTCTGAAGGGGGCGGCGGAGTTGAAGGGGTACCTGCAGTTGGCGGGGCGGATGGCGGCGGAGGTGCGGGAGGAGGATCGGGGTCGTCCGACGGTTTTGATGGTCAGGATCGAGTCCGACGGAACTCGTACAGCGATCGAAATGAGGGGTTGATGCCGCGTTCAGCCCTCCGTTCCGCTCCCTGCGTCAAGTCGCATCCGATCCGCCTGCCGACCCCTTCCGGCACGTTCTGCCCGTTCTACGAGCGTACCTACCAGCGCAACATGATGCGGGCCTACCGGACCGAGTGGAACGAGGAGCGGAAGCTGTACCTGCCGGCGAGCCTGGCGGGGGCGGGGGTCTGGCACCGCGGGGCCGGGAAGGGCATGACGGTGACGGGAGGGGTGCTGATCCCGGCGATGGCGGCGCGGCCCGGGAACTACATGCACGCCTTTCCCAGCTACTCGACGGCCAAGAAGGCCCTGTGGAGCGAGAACTGGTGGAAGGCGATGTGGCCGCCGGACTGGAGCCCGCAGTTCAAGGAGACGGAGTTGTGCGTCGAGATGGTGATCGGGGGTGTGACGGCCCGGCTCTGGCTGGTGGGGGCCGATGATCGGGCCGCGGTGGACAAGCTCCGGAGCACCAACCCGTTCGGGGTGGTCTACGATGAAGCCTCCGAGATGGACGAGGAGGTGACGGAACTGTCGGCGCGCCTTTATGTGAACGGCGGATGGGATCTGCTGCTCTTTACGCCGAAGGGCCGGAAATGGTCCTACAAGCGGTACATCGAGGCGCTGGCTCGCGACGACTTCTATTCCGAACTCATCACGATCGATGACAGCCGGTGCGATGCGGTGGACCTGGACGGGAAGGCTATTCCGGGGGAGAACGGTCAGCCGGTCGTGGGGCCCGAGATGGTCGAGCTGATGCGGAGCAAGGGCAAGTCGGAGGAGTGGATCGCACAGGAGTTTATGTGCAGTTTCAATGCCTCGCTGATCGGCACGATTTACGGGGATCGCCTGACCGAGGCCCGCAAGGCAGGCCGCATCGGACGAGTGCCTTATGATCCCGACCTCGCCGTGGGTGTCTGGCTCGATATCGGCTACGACGACCCGACCGCGATGGTGTTCTATCAGGTCAAGGGGCCGGAGATCCGCATCATCGACTACGAGGCGAGGCGTGGACTGGAGACGGGCGAGACCATAGCCTTCCTCCTGAACAAGCCCTATCGCTATGCGAAGGTGACGTTGCCGTGGGATGCGGAGATTGAAACCGCCAACGCGCCCGACTCGATGGCCTCAAAGTTCAGGAAGCGTATGCGGTGTCGTATCCAGGTCAATCCGAAGATCGGGGCCAGGACCATCGGGATCGACCTCGTCCAAGCCAAGTTCGCCCGGTTCGTGTTCGACGAGGTCGCCTGTTCTCGACAGCCCGCTACGAACCTCCCGTCTCTCCTTGACAGTCTGTCCAACTATCGCTATGGATGGAACGTCGAGCGGCAGGACAACAGCGGGCCGCCCGTTCACGATCAGTACTCGCATGGAGCCGACGCGGTGCGATGCGGCATCGAGGGGTGGAAGGAAGACGGGTTGATGTTGGATGAAGACCGTCAGCCGATCCGGATCACGACGGCGTTCGACGTGTTCGAGCGGGATGAGGACCGGGACCAGCGGCGGACCTCGAAGCTCCGGGTCGTGAGCGACTTCGATGCTTTCGGCAGAAGGGACGCGGCATGATCGACCAGAAGCCCATGCGAAAACTCTCCAAGCGTGATGTCGCCCTCATGCGGCAGCGGCGCAAGCTCCAGCAGGCCGCCCAGAAGGCCACCGAGGCCCTGAAGGGGAAAGCCCCTCGCACCATGAGCCCACTCGGGACGACGGGATACTGATGCCTGCTGACGCCCAGGACCTCATCCGCCGGTACGCCGATCTCCAGGAGGAGCACACTGGCTGGCGCGCCGACTGGCAGGATCTGGCCGACTACATTCACCCGGTCCGTTCGGGGTTCACGTCCCGCCGAATGTCCGGGGCCAAGAAGACGACCCGGCTGTTTGACGGAACCGCGCTGGCCGCGAACCGTCGACTCGCCGCCTCGATGGCCGGCAGCCTGACCTCCCGCGCCTTCCAGTGGTTCAGTCTGAAGTTCCGGTATGATGCGCTGAATGAGAACCACGACGCGGTGGCGTGGCTGGAGGATTGCGCGCACCGGATGTACCGCGCCTACAATCATTCAAACTTCGCCGCCGAGATCCACGAGATGTTCCTCGACCTCGGAGCCCTCGGGACTGGCGCGATCCTGAACGACGAGCGTGAGCCCGATGGTGACAAGTTCGCCGGGTTCGTGTTCCGGGCGCTGCCGCTCTCCGAATACGTCATCGACGAGGATGCCGAGGGGCGGGTCGATACCCTGTTCCGCACCTTCGACCTTTCGGTTGGTGCGGCCTTCCGGGAATACCCCGGCAAGCTGGGTGAGAAAGCGATCCAGCTCCAGAAGGCTGGGAAACTCCACCAGCGACTCAATTTCCTCCATGCCGTCTACCCGCGCGAGGACGGCGAGCGTGGCCCTAACGTCCCCAACACGAAGATGCCGTGGGCCTCCTGCACTGTCGAGATGGGCGAAAAGGTGCTGGTCCGGGAATCCGGATATCCGGAGTTCCCCTTCATGGTGCCGCGGTGGGAGAAGGCATCGAGCGAGCGGTACGGGACGGGTCCCGGGCACCTGGCGCTGCCGGATGTCAAGACGCTGAACCGGGCGATCGAGCTGGGGCTCAAGACGTGGGCCAAGTGCCTGAATGCCCCGACGAAGTCTCTTGATGATGGTGTGATCGGCCCGATAGACAACGTGCCTGGCGGAAACACCGTCGTTCGACAGATGGACGCCCTCGCTCCGCTCTACCCGCCCGGGACCTTCTCGGAAGGCGCTAGCATCAACCAGATCAACGTTACCGAAACCCGCACGGCGATCCGGCGCATCTTCTACTCCGATCAACTGGAGTTGCCGATCTCTGGTGGGCCGATGACGGCGACGGAAGTACTGAAGCGGCTGGAACTGATGCAGCGCCTTCTCGGGCCGACGCTCGGGCGGATAGAGACCGAACTGCTCAACCCGACCATCTCCTGTAATTTCGGCATCATGCTGCGGCGCGGGGCCTTCGACATGGAGGCGCTGGCCGCGTGGCAGGGCGCGCTGCCGCCCGATTTCGAGATCGCCGAGATTGATGTCGAGTACGAAGGGCCGCTCGCCAAGGCGCAGAGGCTGGCGGAGGTCGAGGGCATGGAGCGGTTGCAGGCGTTCATCGCTGCGATCTACCCGTTCCGGCCGGATGTCGTGGACAACGTCAATTACGACGAGGAGGTCCAGGAGTTCGCCGATATCATCGGGGTGCGGAAGAAGCTAATCAACAGCCGGGAGAAGGTCGAGGAGATTCGGGCCGACCGGGCCGAGAAGGAACAGCGGGAGCAGGAGATGTCAGACGAAGAACGGTCAGCCGCGGCGATCGGCAAGGCGGGCCCGGGACTCATGGCTATGCAAGGAGGTGCCGGTGCCGCGCAGCGTTAGTGCGTCAGACGACAAGGTCAGGTTGGAAGCCTACCGGGACTTCTTCGATACCGCGTCAGGGCAGGTGATCCTTGATGATCTCGTCCGGTTCGCCGAGATCCAGACCGACCCGCTCGTCGCGCTTGGGATTCACCGGGTCGTGGCCCGCATCCACCGCTCCGCGGCGAGATCGCACGAACCCACAAAGCCCCTACGAAAGAAGGAGGACGACGTATGAGCGAGACCACCACCATCCTCTCGACGGAACCTGGAGTACCCTCCGGGCCGGCGGGCGCGGAGAATGGCCCTCCCCAGAAAGCCACGACCGAACCTGCCGCGTCCGGGTGGCGTGATGCCCTGCCCGATGACCTGAAGGGCGATCCGTCGCTCAAGGATTTCAAGGACATCGCAGGGCTCGCCAAGACCTACGTCGAGACGAAGAAGATGGTGGGGAACTCCATCCGTATTCCCAAGTCTGACGCGCCCGAGGCCGATTGGGAGCGTGACGTGTTCTCGAAACTCCGTCCCGCCAAGCCCGAGGACTACGTCTTTGCCAAGCCCGAGAGCGGCAATGGATGGGACGAGGAACTGGAAAAGGGGTTCCGGGCCACCGCTCACCAGCTGGGCCTGCCCGTCCAGACCGCCTCCGGGCTCATGAAATGGCTTCAGGCCGAGCAGGAGTCCAAGGTATCGGCCTTCACCGCCGACATGGAGAAGGGTCTGGCTGAACTCAAGACCGAGTGGGCTGGAGACTTCACCAAGCGGGCCGGGCAGGCCGCCGCCGCGGTCAAGCGCCTCGGGGGAGGTCCCCTGATTGAGCTCCTGGAGTCTACCGGGTTGGGAAACCACCCGGCGCTGATCAAGGCGTTTGCGACGGCCGGCGCGGCCTTCGAGCCCGATCATCTTCCCAGGGGACATGGATCGTCGGCGAGCTCCGGGGCCGAGTCGGCCAAGCAGAAGATCGCGGCGATACGCGCTGACAAGTCGCACCCGCACAACAACCCGGAGGCGACGCCGAAACAGCGACAGCAAGCCGTGGAAGAGATGCGCGTTCTCTACCAGACCGCGTATACAGAAGAGGGATGACAGATGCCGCTCGCGGGAGTACGCTACCGATTCAAGCGCCTCAACAGAGGCCGTAAGCAGCGCCTCGCGTTCCGTGGCCGGAAGGTTGTCGAGGTCGTGAACTACATGAAGTCTGGAAAGCGCGGCAAGACCGCCCTGACCGGACAGTAAGCCGCACTACCCGATAGGGCGCGGCTGACCGCTCGAAACAGACGAGACGCCTGAGCCCCACGTAAGGGGTTAGGCAGGCCCGCCACTCGCGGACTACCTGCCGACTGACCGTACCAGGTTGAGTCGGAGGATCAGTCCGTGTCCACTACCGTAGACATTGCCTTTGCGCGACAGTTCGACGAGAACGTCGTGCAGCTGGCCCAGCAGATGGGAAGCCGTCTGCGTGGGACGGTACGTATCAAGGAAGGATCGGGTGCGTCGGCGACGTACTTCGATCGCCTCGCATCCGCCAGCATGGCGGCCCGTTCGGCACGCCATCAGCCCACCTACATCGGAGACATCGTCCATTCACGTCGGCGCTCCACGCCCACCAGCTATGAGCGAGGCGAGCTGATCGATGAAGAGGACGAGATCCGGACGCTCATCAACCCGCAGAGCGAGTACGCCAGCGCGCTCGCCGCGGCCGCCAACCGGCAGATCGATGACATCATCATCACGGCGCTGGGCGGGAACGCCGACTCGATCGACAACGGACTCGCGGCCAGCACGGTCGCGTTGGGTTCGGGTCAGAAGATCGCGGCGTCGGTCGGTCTCACGACCGGCCTCAACATCAACAAGCTGACGGCGGCGAAGAAGCTGCTCGACGGGGCGGATGTCCCGGAGGATGAGCGTTACCTCGTCGTTGGGGCGGCCCAGCTCCAGGACGCGCTCAACACCTCGCAGATCACCAGCGTGGACTACGCGGCGGTCAAGGCGCTCGTCGCGGGGCAGGTGGACACCTTCCTCGGGTTCAAGTGGATCCGGAGCGAGCGGCTGTCGAAGCCGACGACCGACCGGCTCTGCTATGCGTTCCAGAAGAACGCGGTGGGTCTGACGATCGCGAAGGACATCTACACGTCCATCGACAAGCGTGCCGATCTGTCGAACTCGTTGCAGGTGCTGGTCAAGCTGACGATGGGTGCGGTTCGGATCGAGGAGGCGCGTGTCGTCGAGATCAGCTGCACCGAGACCTAGTCGATGATGGCGGGGGCGGCTTAGGTCGCCTCCAAACCAGATCACACTGACCATGGAGAACAAGGAAGATGGCAACGGTCAAGTCCACGGAGTACACCAACGAAACCTCCACCCCGGTCGTGCTGAGTGACGCGCGGACCTACGGGGGGACGGTTCACCAGAAGACGGCCACGCTGTCGGCCACGATGGTGGCAGGTGATGTGGCGCAGATGATGAGCGTGAAGAAGGGTGATCGCATCATCGCGGCGACCCTCAAGTGTGCGGCTCTCAACACGGCCTCGACGGTGCAGGTCAACGCGCCGGGAGAAACGGTCGGGGTGCTCATCGCACCGACGGTCGCCACGGCGGCGCTCATGCTGCACTGGCCGGTCGTCTTGCCGCTTCCGACGGCGGGCGTTGGGGTTGGTGGAACCGCCGGCCTGGGATACGTCGTCACGGCCGACGGGACGCTGGACCTCCAGCTGAACGCCGCGACGGCCTCGCAGACCGTCGCGGCCTCGCTCACCGTCCTCTACGTCCCGATGGGCGGCTGATGAGCTGGGAACACCGAGGCATCCGGGGGGAGGGCGATCCTCCCCCCGGGCTGGGAGACCGTCACGGGACACTTCTTGTCATCGGCTCTGGCCGGTGCGTGTACGAGGACCTTCGTGCGTACCTGCCTCCGCCGAAAGAAGCAAGCGACAAACCCATCAAGCAGAGCCTGTGTGAGTGGGCCAGCGACGGAGAGCGGGAAATCATGATGGTGAACGACATCGGGTTGCAACTCAACTGCCCGCTGCACCATTACGCGAGCCTGCACGCCGGACACTTGCTCAAGCGGTTCGATCTTCGCAAGGACTACGGCCTCTCGTGCGGCGGTACGGTCCTTCACTCTGACCAGGCATACACTGTCAACGGCTTCTCGATTGACGTGGTGTGGCCGTTCGGGCCGGTTCAGATCCCGCACCTCCTCAGCGGAGGGTTCGCGGTTCTCGTCGGGCTCGCGCTGGGCTACGACCGGATCGTCATGGCCGGGTGTCCGAACAATGGGACCGGGCGGTTTCTCGATGAGCCCGAGCAGGTCGGGGCCTATGAGCATCCCAAGGTGATGGAGCGTTGGCAGGACCTCATCGAACAGTACCCCGAGATCCGCGCCCGCGTGCGCTCGATGTCGGGAAACACGCGGCAATGGCTTGGAGGGCCAGAAGCATGAAACGATGGATCGTGGCGGCCCTCGCCGTCTCGGTGCTGGCGGCGGCATCGTCCGCGCTAGCCCGCCGAGGACCGTCAAGCCAGTACCAGCTCGCGCTGCTCTCGGGAGCCGGTGCCAGCTCGACCTCAAAGCGGCTCATCATTGCGTCCGCGGGCGGCGTCGATTCCGTCCTGACGATCTCGTCCGTGGCGGCGGGCGTCGGTGTCGCCTACCCCGATACCCTGGGTGACGGCGTCCTGCTCCGTATCGAAGGCAGTCTTGGTTTCGCCGCCTACCTGTACGGCAACACGATTCTGAACGGAGCGGATACCCTCAATACCACCGCCTACGACTCGGTGGTGACGCAGATCGGAGGGGTGCATCTCGTACCCGTGATGCCGATGGCGTGCGCGTGGAAGGTGAAGATCCGGGCGCTCGCTGCCGCCGACACCGTGACCGTGACGGTCGTCCGCGCCCCCAACTGGTGGACCTACTGATGGAGACGACAATGGAAGTGACGCCGGTACAGCAGATCAGCGAAGCCTATTCATCGCTGAAGCGTTTTCACTGGGCGCTCAAGGACGGTGGCGTCGGGGCTCCGGCCATGCCGCCGATGGCGTTCGAGGCGATCGTGCAGGTTGTGGGCGACTTCGGCGTGGGAGGCCAGGTCGTTATGCGCGGGTCCATCCTGCCGAACGCGGACCCTATGAATGGGGCTCACTGGTTCGTCTTGCACGATGTATTCGATGGTTCTGCCGCGCTGTTTCGTCCCGGAGGGTGCGAGATCCAAGAGCCGGTCTGTTGTTTCTCGCCCGTGGTTTCGGGGTCGGGCGTCGAGGTCGAGGTCTATCTGATGGTCAACACCGGGAGGCAGTAACGTGGCTGACATGACGCTCGCAGAAGCCCGCGGGCACGCGACCCGGATGGCGAGCTCGCTCCGGGCGTTCGTGTACGCAGAGGACGTGCTGGATAAGGCGGCTGAGGCCGAGGCGCTGATCGCGAAGGCCGCGAAGACACTGGCGAAGCTGGAGGCTGATACCAAGGCCGAACAGGACCGGATGGGTGCGGCGAAGGCTCAGGCGGATGCCGAGGCCCAGTCGTGCAAGGATGCGATCGCGAAGGCCAAGGCCAACATGGATGCCGCGCTGGCCGGGATGGACGCGCAGAAAGTCGCCAAGCGCAAGGAGACGGACGTGGCTATCGCGGGATACGACGCGAAACTGGCCCGCGTCTCAGCCGACCACGCCGCACTTCTCAAGGCGTTGACCGATGAAGAGGCTTCAGCCCGGCACACTCATGCGGAGGCGATGATGGGGCTGGAGGCCCTGAAGGCCAGGCTGTGACAGCCTATCGGGGGATGGGCGTCGAGCCTCGGGACGAGAACGGCAACCCGTTCGGGACGGCCGCCAACCCCCTACGGGTTGATCCCACTGGAACGACGGCGCAGCCGGTCACGGATTCGGTCGCGTCTGCTACGGGCATCAAGAAGGCGTATGACTGGACCGGAGCCGTTACCGACATCGCCATCTGGACGCCGTCCTCGGGCAAGAAGTTCGTGGTGACGGACATCGTAATCTCCTGCACGGCGGCCTGCGTGGTGACGCTTTACGACAGCACGGATGATCTTACTGGGCGCCTTCTGAAGGGATCGTTCGCGCAGTACGGGGGGATGGTGGTGAACCTGGCGAAGCCCTACGTCAGCGCCGCGGCAAACAATGTGCTCAAGATCACGACGGGCGCGACAGGCGGCTACCTCATGGTGAAGGGCTACGAAGTATGAGCACCCTGATCCAGCGGCGTCGCGGGACCACCGTCCAGCACAGCACCTTCACCGGGGCGGTCGGCGAGGTGACGGTCGATACCACGAAGAACACGGTGGTGGTGCATGATGGATCGACGGCGGGGGGGTTCCCGATCCCCACGGCCACGGATCTCGCGCTGAAGGCTCCCCTGGCGTCACCCACGCTCACAGGAACGCCGGCGGCTCCCACGGCGTCGGTGGACACCAACACGACGCAGATCGCCACCACGGCGATGGTGCTGGCGCAGGCGGCATCGGCGACTCCGGCGGCGGTCGGGACGGCGGCGGTTGGCACCAGTACCCGCTATGCCCGAGGCGACCATGCCCATGCGGCGACCGGGCGCTACCTCGGCACGACGGTTCTCACGGTCGGTAGCGGGAACCTGACGACCGGGGCCTCGACTAACACTATCAAGGTCCGGTTGCAGGGTGCGGGGGCATCGGGCGGCGGTGGGGCTGCCGGGGGCACCGGATCTGCGGCCGGAGGTGGTGGTGGCGCTGGCGGGTACGCGGAGAAGACCTTCACGGTGTCGCCCTCGACGGCCTACGCCTACGTCGTGGGCGCCGGCGGAGCTGCACCAGCCGCCGGCAACAACCCGGGCAACGACGGGAACGCGAGCACCTTCACGGTTGGGGCGACGACGGTCACGGCGCAGGGTGGGAAGGCCGGGGGCGGGAGTCTGAACAAGACGACGAACCAGGCCATTGCTGGAGGTGCCCCAGCCCCCATCTCCACCAACGGGGATGTCAACGGGAGCGGTCAACCGAGGGATGCGGGGCGAACGCTGGCGGCGGCTGTGTCCTGTTCTGGTGCGGGTGGGTCGTCAGCGTTCGGTGGTGGTGGAGTGTCCGGGATCGGTCAGACAGCGGGGAACGCCGGTGTCGGGTACGGATCCGGCGGTAGCGGCGGCGGTGTGGTCTCCGGGGGCGCGGCCACGGCCGGCGCCCTCGGACAGGACGGAATCATCGTCGTGGATGAGTATTCCTGATGGCTGACCTGAGCCTCATCACCGAAGCGATTGACGTGTCGGAGGATTTCGAGGCGATCACGGCGGCGGCCACCTACGAGGAGGATTGGGGTTCCATCATCGAGGATGTCACCGCGGCCGATCCCCTCCTTGCGCTCACGGCCACCCGCTATCCGATGGCCTCGTACCTGGAAGCAGCGGGGCCGAAACCTGCCGCGCACTTCACCACGGTCACGATGGACGCGGGCGTCTGGCAGGGGTGTTATGAAACCCGCGTCGCCACCGACTACGAGTTCGCTGCGGAGTTCGATCCGGGGATCATCGCCATCCCGGCCGGCGCGACGCGGAACATCCGGGGGTTCTCCTTTGTGTCGCCACAGCTTGCCAAGCAACTCACCGCCGCCATCACCCTATCGGTCAAGGTGTGGGGGAAGGCCATCGCCGGGCCTGGGACCATGGACGTGCGGCCCGTCATGGCGATGTGCCGGTGGCTGGCGAACAACACGAAGGGTACTGTCTACGCGAACGCCAAGATCGGGAGCGCGTTTACCACCACCTACACGGCACAGGTCATCCAGCAGACCATGCTCACCGGGCTGAACCTGCTGGCCGGAGATCGCATCGCCATCGATCTGTGGTTCCAGGTCACGAATACGAGTGGCAGCGACCTCCAAGGCCGTTGGGGGCTCTTCCAGGCGGGGAATGCCTCGTTTGACATAAGCCTCGCCGCTTCCATCCCGTTGTCGGAAATGCCCGGCATCTCGCTAACGGGCAAATCGTGGGGGGTTCTCTGATGGCCTCTGAAGTCGAACTCGCAAACTACGCGCTGGCCCTGGTTGAGGAAGAATCCATCGCGGCCATGACGGACACGTCCACGCGCGCCAAGCTGGTGAATCGGATGTTCACTCCCGCGCTGCGGTCGGTTCTGCGGGCGCATCCGTGGAATGCGGCTCTGGCGCTGTCCTCTCTCAGCGCGGCGACTACGCCGACGCATACGTGGTCCTACGCCTTCACGCTCCCGACCGATTGCCTGCGGGTGCTGGCCCTGAACGATGACCCCGAGGACGGCGAACCCGGCGACTACTACGAGATAGCCGGCCGTACCCTCCTGACGAACACATCGGCCGCTAACATCCGGTACATCAAACTGATCACGAGCTATGCGGACTTCGATTCGCTGCTCTACGTGGCCTTCGGGGCACGGCTCGCCGCCGCTCTCGCCTACGCGCTACACCCGAGCAAGGCGAATGACCTGGAGAGCCGATACCAGCTGGCCTTGAAGGAAGCCCGTTCGACCGATGGGTCTGAGGGCAGCCCGCGTCGCATCTCCACCAACGCGCTGACGGATATACGCTGATGCCGAGACTGCGGCTGATCCAGAACTCCTTTCTTGCGGGCGAGTGGTCACCACGCATGGCCGGCCGCACCGACATGGATCGGTACGAGCACGCCGCCAGCGAGTTGACCAACGCGATCGTGATGAAGCAGTGTGGGGTCAGGCGCAGGGATGGAACCCGGTACGTCGGTACGGTCCACGACTCGACGCGGCGTGTGAGGCTCATCCCGTTCACGCGGGACGACTCCGGTGATTGGGTGATCGAGCTGGGGCACCTGACGGCGCGGTTCTGGAATGAAGGGGCGCTCTGGTCGCCGGGCGGAACACCGTTGGTCCTGACGACGCCATGGTCCGAGACGGAAATCTGGAATGTTCAGTATGCGCAGGTGGACACGATCAGTCCGCCCGCTGACGTTGCGGGCCTATACTGCGTTTCCGCTGGAACGATACCTCCATGCCGGTTCACCTACGATCTGACCATCACGAACCGATGGGCGCTGATTGCGGCACCGATTATCAATGGGCCGTTTTTCGCGATGAACACCAGTGCCACGACACTGGATCCGTCCGCAACGACCGGAACGATTACGTTGGTGGCAAGTGCCGCGGTATTCGTCACCGGAACGACGGCCGGTCATGCGCCTTCGGCCGGTGCCTTCGGCGTCGGGGCTTTGTTTGCGTTTTCGGCTGGAGGAGTGGTTCAGATCACAGCGGTCGCGTCCACGACATCGGCCACCGCGACCGTCATCACGACGCTGATCAGCGATGTAGCGACGGCTAACTGGTACGAGGGGTCATGGTCGAACTACCGTGGATGGCCGAGAAGCGTCACGACCCACCAGCAGCGCATGGTGTTCGGCGGTAGTGCGACCCAACCCAACACGATCTGGGGGAGCAAGTCCGGCATCGTGTGGGATTTCAACGCGGGGACCGCGCTGGATTCCGAATCCTACACGTTCACGCTGTCCGGGACGCGATTCATCCAATGGTTGCGAGGCGGTGACGATGCGTTGCGGGTGGGAGGAATCAACCGGGTGTCGCAGCTACAGGTATCGACCGGCACGGTCATCACGGCTGACACGCCGCCGGATGAGACGGTGCAATCGAACTTTGGTGCCGCGGCGATCCGCCCGGTGCAGGCGCACAACGCGCTGCTCTACCTGGAGACGGGATCGAAGACGTTACGTGAGGTCGTCTACGAGTTCTCGACGCAATCCTACGTGGCGGCTGACCTGTCGGCACTGGCCGAGCACCTGACGGCGACCTATACGATTGTGGAGATGGCGTTCCAGCAGGCCCCGGATCCGATCCTGTGGTGCGTGCGGTCGGATGGCGTGATGATCGGCATGACCTACGAGCGCCCGAGCGAGATCGTGGCATGGCATAAACACAATACCTACGCTGGGGCGCACCTCTTCGAGTCGGTCTGCCGGATCAGGAATGCGGCTCGCGTCGAGCGGGTGTTCATGGTCGTGAAGCGCGGGACCAGCCGGTTCATCGAGTACTTCGATCCCGACTTCAACGGACGGGCGCTGAACGTGGACTGTGCCGTCACCTACACGGGGGCGGCGTCATCGAGCATGTCGGGCCTGACGCATCTGCATGGGTTTACCGTGGATATCGTGAGTTCCGGGGGTGGCATCTACGTGGCCCATGCACAGCAGGTCGTGGCGTCCGGGGCGGTGACGGGCTTGTCGCCGCAGGTTACGGTAGCGGAGGCTGGGCTGCACTTCGGGACGACGGTGGCGACGATAAGGGCGGAGGTGAGGATGCAGACGGGGACGCTTCAGCAGATTCTGAAGCGCATCCAGAAGGGGATCGTGCGGATCTACCAGACGGGGCCGGGCTGTACGGTGAACGGCGAGCCGGTGGAGTTCTGATGGCGTACTCGGCTGAAGTCGAAACCGCCTGGGACGCGAACCCGACGACGCGCGTCGAGCTGGCGTCTGGGGGCGACATCGCCGCGGAGCTCGCGGGCGGTAAGACGGTCATCAAGTTGCAGGCCGGGACGTATGCCGGGTTCACGGTGTCAAGCGGGACCATCGTGATGGGCGGCGCGTACACGACGGTCGGGACGCCGCTCGTCACGATCACCAGCATCGTCACGGTTGGCGGATCGAACGTGAGCCAGTACGATCTCAATCTGTCCAAGGGGATCGCCATCACGAGCGGAGGCACCGGATACGTTCGCGGATCCATCATCACGGCAACGGCGGCCGCGCTGGTGACGGTCACGAGCGGGGCATCAGCCGCCGCGCTGACATTGGTGTCCTCGACGGTCGGGGGAATCACGTCTGCCACAGATGATTCCAACCGACGGATCCTCATTAATGGAGCAACGGCATCGGTCGTACTCACTACCGTGACGTTCAGGTCCTACTATGGCTTACTCTACGGCATCGAGATCATGAACGGCGGGTCTCTGACTGGAACCACGGTCAACTGCGATCAATGCCACGGAAACGGTTCTTTCAACCCTAACGGGTTCATCTACATTGCTACCGGCGGAGGCACGGTTGATATCACAGACCTGAGCATCCAGCGACCTGCCGACTACGGGAATCCGGTTTGGGTCAGTGGCTCCGGCGCGAGCTGCACGCTGCGCGGGGTCCGCTACAGCGGAAACGGAGACTATGCGTTCACGGCCTGGACCGGGAGCACTCTGACGATTCTACCGTTCCTAGACAATTCGACATCGACCATCCTGTGCTCGGCAGGTGACATCGCGCTCTATACTGCCTCTGCTACGGTGACGGTCAAGCGCACCGACATCACGGGTTGCACGTATGTCTATTACGGGGGCGGGACCTTAACACTGAATGGCGTCACCATTCACGATCTCACGCCAACAACGGTTGCGCAAAACATCAAGGGGCGCATCAGCCTTGCCGGATCGTTGACGATGGATGTTTACGTGGGGTCCGATGGCCGCGTCTACCCCAACATCATCCGTGATATCGGGGGCATGACCTACTCGGGGGCCGGCATCGACGCGGGGGTGCTCTACCTTATCGGAAACGGACCCCATGCTATCTATGGCACTCGCTTCCTGCGTTGTTCGACCGCGGGTGTCGGTAAGGGGGGTGCTATCTATTTCTCCGGGAACGCAGGAACGACCTTGACGGTCGGCAAGGCGGACTCCGAAACGGCCACGGCGTTGACGGGCGAGGATGGCGTTCCCATGACGACCGGGTGGGACGTGTGGGATTCCGGGCGAGTGGACCAGGGGGGCGTGGAGATCAGCGGTTGTTCCGCCTATCGTGGCGGCGGCATCTATTGCCCATCGAGTAACTTCACAATTACTATCGTCAATACGCGCATTACGACGTGTGATGCGCGGGACACGACGGCACTGACTGACCTCGCCGGCGGCGGCGGGATCTGCATGGAGAACTTATACGGCACCGTGAAGCTCATGGCCTCGCTTATCGACCACTGTACGACGGCGGGATCCGCGGGCGGTGGGGTCCACTTCGCCAAGACGACGGCCGGTGGTTCCTTCACGATGCGGAAATGCACCTTCGCCTACAACAGCGCAGCGACGGGCGGCGGGCATCTCTACTGTGGAGGCGACGCCGACTCCGCGACGGTGGTGAAGAACTGCATCTTCTACGGCGCGACGGCGGGCTACGGCATCTACCTCAAGGCGGGCGGCCCGACGCTCTCCGAAACCGTCGATCTCTTCTACCAGAACACGCCGGCTCACCGCGGGCCGACCGGCGCACCGGACGCAACGTCCTTTGTGGATAACCCGTTGTGGTTAGCCCCGGCCGCGCGGGATCTGGCGGCGTTCCGGGAATACCGGCCACGGACGAGTTCGCGCGCCGCAACCAGCGGGACGCGCCTGCTCGATTACGTCTCGCTCGACCCGTTTCTCGATCAAGTCATCGGGTGCAGCGGTAGTCAGCTCACGGCGGCTCTGTTCACGGGAGACAAGGAGGTCGATACGCTCGGGTGGAATCGTGATTCACTGATGACGATCGTCCACGACGTTCCGTTACCGTTCACGCTTCTCGCGGCCATGATGGTCGTTGAGTTCGACACGGACTGAGAGGAGCCGATGGGACTTTTCAAGACAATTCTGGGAGGCGCATTCAACATATTGGGCGGCCCGATCTCCGTAATGGCTTATGGGCAGTACAAGGCGGGTCAGGCGCAGAAGCGGGCCTACTACCAGAACGCCGAGGACCAGCTGGCGGCTGATCGGGAGACCATTGCGTCGTCGCGGGCGCAGGTGGGGGCGTCGGCCGTCACGATGGAAGGGAGCCCGCTCCAAGTCATGGCGGAATCGGCGCGGATCGCGGAGCTCAACGCCATGCGGATCAGGCGACAGGGAGATCTTGCTGCGAAGGCCGCGAAGATCCGAGCGGGGCAGACTTTCATTGGTGGTGCTCTAGACGTGTTCACAGGAGACGCGACGGGTGGTGTCGCAAGGGTAGGGTCACTACTGTCCCGGATGCCTCGGCGTAGCGGCTCTCCCACGATCCTGAGTGACCCGGTTTCGACGGGGATCGCCTGATGCAGTTGCCGCGCGTGACATCACGGGTGCCGGTGTCGCCGGGGGCTGAGGCCGCTCCCTACGAGGCGCTGGCTGGCGTGGGCGAAGTCCTGAGCCAGTGGGCGCAGAAACAGATGGAACTGCGCCAGACCCGCGAGTTGATCGCGGCCGACGCGGGGGGCTCTCTTGCCGCAGACGAGCTGTTCCGGCTGGAGATGTTCGGTGGCGATTACCAGACCTTCGAGCAGCGCCTCACGAAGGGGCTCTCGAAGATCGGGAAGACCTACGGCGACCGGATCAAGGATCGGGCGGCCAAGGTCCAGTTCGAGGAGAACTGGGCGCGTACGGTCGAGAGCAAGATCATCAAGGCGCGGGACGTGACGCGCCAGCGTGACATCAGCGCCTTCGTGGACGCTTCCGAGGAGGGCCTGGAGGCGATTGAACACCAGTACCGGGATGCCAGCGATGATGAAAAGATGCAGCAGGCCGGGAAGGCTGCCGGTATATTCGCTGGCATGGAGGCGATGGGGCTGGACGCCGATAAGGTGGGGGAGCGGAGACGGGAGCACGCGCGGCGTTTGGACTTGATCGAGATCGAGGGCGATATCGACGCCGATGCTCCGGCGGCCCACGAGGCCCTGTTGTCTGGGGCCTACCCGCACTTGGACGAAGTTACTGACCGACCCCGGTTGATCAACGCCGCCGAGGCGAGGATTAACAGTACGGTACAGGTGGGCGAGCATGGTGAGCGTATCGGGATGGCGGAGTTCCGGTGGCAGAGGTCGATGGCGGTGACGACACGGCTGGGACTGGCGCGCGATGGCACCTACACGCTATCTGACCTGGCTCGTGACATGGCTCCGAACGGGCCATTGTGGGGGATCGAAGAGGGCCAGTATGAGGCGCTACGCGGCCGGATCGAGGGTGGCGTAACGGGACCGTCCGATCGGGCGGTACACGATGCAGTCTGGGTTGATGTGCGGTCCATTGATCCGAAAGAGACTCATGCCAGTCTGGCGGCGAAGTACCGTCGTAAAGACCTCAACCTCGATGATTACGAGGCGGCCGATGCCCAGCTCACCCGCATGGAATCGATGATCGCGGGTAGATCGTCGGCTGGCGGTGCTGGTGGGCTGGCGGCGCTGCACGCACAGGGGGAACAACTCATCCGTCTGGAATTGGGACCGCAGGGTATGATGGACATTCTGAGTCCGGAACGGAAGGCTGCCCTCATAGACGCGATGGAACGGTATTC